AAGAAGATTTTACGTCTAAAAGTATTTCATTCGTGTTTACGTCAGGCACACCGCTTATAAAGTCATTCTCGAAGCGTTCTTCATTCTTGTAAATAAAGCCTAAATCTAAAACATCGTTGACAAAACTAATAGCATCGTCTTCTACTTGGTTTCCTTTGTCTGTGTAACGTGACCAAAACTCTTTTTTAATTCCGTATTTGTGTTCTAATACTAATTCTTGAATATAAGTCTTAGCTGTTTGCGATAGGCTCTCCCCTTTGGTTCGGGGAGTAGCCATTAACTTACCTATTTGTGAACAACGTATTTTCATAACTCAGTGATTTGTTTAAGTTGTGACGCATCTAAATCAAACTTCTCTATCAACTGCTCTATTTGATATTCTCCGTTCTTAATTGCTTCGATAGCTTTATTGAAACGAGTTGAGTCAATCTTTGATTTCTTTTGTTTAGGTTGTTCGTCTTTTACTTGTTCACCACTTGCGTCAGTGTCTTTGTCGGTAACTAATCCTAAAGCTGAAGACAAAGCATATCTACGATAGTACGTTACACCACTACCAAAAGACTGATAGTCATTCATTCCTTTTAACGCTACTTGTGGTATTTCTACCATTGAATCAATACATTCGCCGCTTTCTGCGTGGAATACTGTTGTGCATAGGTAAGTAGTACCTTCTTTAGTGTTTAAGGTTTGTGTGAACCCTAATCCGTGTTTTTGTAGTAATGGATTAATCACTTCAAAGATTTTAGGCAAGTCAGCGTAAGAATAGCCGTAGCCTTGTGTAGCCTTGTGAATTACAGGGACTTCTTGTTGGAACTCAGCCAACGATTTAAACAAATTTTTCATAGGTGTTAAATTAAAATTATAAGCAAATATAAGTATAATTATTATATTACAATATATTTTTAGAAAAAATCTTTCAATGGAAGTAAAATTCCTTTACTTGTGTTAGAATCACCACCTAATACATCTCGAGTAGTCTTAATATATTTACGACACATTTGCTTTAATTCGTCTTTTTCTACGATTACACAGCGTTTCTCGTTTAAGAAATAACAATAGTAGTCAGCTTCGCTTGTAGCTATTCCTGAAGGCTTATTTCGACTTTCGTATTCTACAAATATGTTACCTGTTTCTAAACATTGAATATCTCGTTTTACTTCTATCTTCTTACCCAGCATCTCGTAAAGTTGTGTTTCGAAGTTTAAACCTATTTCTAAGTCGTATCTAAAATCGCTATTGTGCTTCATATTGTTTTATCTTTTTTTTATAAATGTTAATTATTTCTTTTAGTTCTTCTATTGTGAACTTTCGTGTTTTGTTAGCTTCCAGTTCCAAAAGTGTTAATTGTTCTTCTCCTATCTTGTTAATTAATCCCTTGCGATATTCTATTAAATTACCACTCAAATATTGGTTGCACGTAATACAACTGCTATGCACGTTAAACTCATTAAAACGAACATTCCAATGGTTATTAGCATTGAAGTAATGCGAAGCGTTTACGCGTCCTGTAATTGGTTTTCCGCAACTTATACAAGGTAATTTTTTATCTCGAAGGTTTATGTACTTATTGAAAGTCTGCTGTGCTAATTTTATGTAGTCTTGAATAGTTAGTAAATCGTTTTTCATTTGTTTTTTCTTTCTTTTCCATTGTTTCGTCTTTTCGGATTCCACCCAAACACGAACACACTCCTCATTCAAGCAATATTTCTGAAGAAAGCGTATAGGCTCAAATGGTTGTTTGCAGTTCTTACACTTCATAAGTCTATGTCCTTAAATTTTATTTCGTTTTGTAAGTCTTGAACTTTATTTTTCAGGTCTAAATTTACGTACTGAAGCCTAAATAAAGCCTTTACCGTAGTTCTATAATCTTCTTCTAACTCCTTAAAGCATTCGTGTATTTCTTGAATGTCTTGTAGACTTTTAGACATAGAAGTTATTAGGTCTTCTCTATTTGGGTGATTCTTTTTTATTTCGTCTAATGATAGGCTTACCTTAGCGTATAATGCGCCTAACTGGACACTTGTCTTTAGTAGTTTTAAATCTTCCATTTATTTGTTTAGTTGTTTTATTTTTTCACTTGTTGACATTAATCCTTCCATTTGTGGTATTCGTGTTTGAGTAGGTGGTTTAGGTCTTAGGTTCTTCAATGGGTCAACACTTGCAATAGTAAAACCTAATCCAGAATTAAAATCACACATAACAAAATCGTCTATTCCGCTTATCTGACCTCCTGTATCTGTATCTTTTACTTTCTCCACACTTACCAAAGTTACATATTTCATTGTTTCGTGTTTTACTAATCGATGAATTACAAACATATCGTCACATCTATTCAAAAAAGACTTACCACCTTCTATGTGGTCTTTCATTGGTGGCTTTAAGTGTCCTTTCCACATATGATTGTCAGTATATAAGTTGCCACTTCTACCGCTTTCAGTATTTGGATGCGTGTTTATGTAAAGAGTTTTACCTGTTTCATTGACAAATTGACGCGCAGAATTTAAAAATTGGTAGTTACCTTCATAACCCATCTGCCTATCTAAACCAGTATAAGGGTCAATTAAGCATACGTGTGCATCACTTTCACGAAATATCTTAAACAAATCTTCAGGTTTATACAGCTTTGAATTGTCTACAAAATCAAAATACTGTTCTAAGTATGCCGAATGATTTTGAATTTCACTAACTGATAATTCCTTAAATTTTCTTCCTGTATAGATTTGAACCATATCGCGCAGTATTTGACCATATTGATTCTCACCGCTCCACATACAAAATGTTATTCCGTGTTTTAGCGCCAATGAAAGGAAGTACCAATTAATCCAATACGACTTACCGACATTGTCGTGTCCTAAAATAATATTTAGTTGTTTAGGTTTGTAGCGTAGATAGTTATCCATAGCGCAGTCTAATCCTAATCCTTGCTTAATCTTTCCTTCTCTATAGTCAATTAAGTATTGTAAGTGTTGTCCTTTATTGTTTAGCATTTTCGTGGGTCTTTTTCGTATCCTAATTCAATAGCTTTTTTTACCAATGGGTCTAAGTCTTCATAATTAATTTCGGAAGGTTGTTTAGGTTCGTTTTTCTTTAGCCATTTTTTAGCAGTCAAATATAAAGAAGTATAATCTTTATTTTTACGATAATTTTCAATTTGGTCTAAAATATCATCTATTTGTTGTTTAGTATATTCAGAACTTAACTTATTGAACTCATTTACAGATATACTTAAATGCGCAAATTTTCTATATATATCTTCTCCTTTCCCTTTCTCTTCCTCTTTCTCTTGTACCGAAGTGGCTACATAACCCCCTTGCCAACCCCCTACCGAAGGGTCTTGGTAAGGGTTAAACTTTTCGTCTTTAGTCTTGTCAAAATAACCTTTTATTTGAGTGTCAATAGAATGTTTTTGAGATAGATACGCAAACTTTGCCATTCCATTTAGGTTTGGTTCACAATTATTAAATTGCTTTTCAAATAGTGCATCGTAAAAAGCAAGTCTATCCTTATCGCTTAATTCGTTAGCTACTTCCCAATAGCTTCGATAAAAATTAAATCCCTTTCTCATTTTTCAATCAATGCTATTTGTTTACGCAATTCTTTGCTGAATTTTATTGCTGTATTCTTATCTAATGTAATCCATATTTCAGGACTAGCATATTCTTGAATACCTATAAAAATTTCATTATTCGTGTTACAAAAACATCGCAATTGTGTTTCGGTTGTTCTATTTTTTTTAGAACCGTGAAAAACTAACTCTACCATTTTGGTCATAAAGGTTTTCAGAAAACCAGTAAAATTTTAGTGCATAAAAAAGCCTCTTAAAATCCTGCGCATCTCACTTCGCATTCATTTAAAAGGCTAATAACTTCTTTAAGTCCTATAATGTGAGATGGGACTGTCTGCAAATATAACGATATTTACTTATATAAAGTTGCTTCAGTAAATAAATATTCTTCGTTTAACAATTTGCGCTTTATATCCTGTAGTTCAGTAGTGTTTTTACACTCTAAAATATCGGTGATTAACTGAGAGCCGTTGTATTTCTTTTCGTCTTTTTCTATCAAATCAACGTGAATCTTCTTTGGTTCGTAGAATATTTCACGATATTCTTTTACGTTGTGTAAATACAATTCGTCTTTGAATCGTGTGTAAGCGTGATGCTTCTTTATTCCGTTGATTATAGTAGCGTGATTCTTATTGAACAGTCTTCCTATTTCTACTAAAGACATTCCGTTTTTATTTAGCATCGCGTATAAGTAGCTACGTCTATCTAAAAAAGTTCGGTACCTGGATTTAGTTATTAATCCGTCTTTTTCTATTACTTCTTTTACTTTGTCAATCTTGTTTTCCATACATTATTAAAATTAAAATTGTAAATAAATAATCCAGTAGTCTCATTTGTGCATATTTTTTAATGCTTTTTTAATCAATTTAAGTTCAATGTAACTTATATTATACATTTGGTCTTGGGTGCTTACATCAAACCCTTCTCCATTTGACCATTCAGTTACTTCTACATAGTCACCTTCTTTAGAGTAAATGTCATCTCGTTCTATCATTATCGTTTTTCTATTCGTCTTTTTCATTCTATTCTTGATTTAGCTTTATTTATTTTATCTCTCATTTTATCTTGATAAGATTGTTTTTCTGATTTAAAGGTTTCGTTGTAGTATTGTTCTGCTTCTTCATAACTATAAGAACATTGTTTACAAGCATCAATTATCTGCTCTTTCTCCATTTCTTTGGCTTGTTCAAACCATTCTTGTATTTTATCATAACTACATAAGTCAGGATAATTTAACCAAGTATCTTGTAACCATTCTACTGCTGTTTTCATATTATTTTGATTTAAATATTACATATCTGCCTTTGTGATTTCTTCCTTTCTCCATGTCTAAGTTTTTATATTTAGCATATTCAGATATCCAATTGCTGAATCTTTGAGGATTCATATCCTTGTATCCATTAAATTCATTCTGAAATTGATTAATCATTTCACTGTTATAATAGTAAACATCCACATTCATTTGATTCTCCATTACAAAATCATAGAATTCCTTACTTGTTGCCTGAATGAATCTCTTTGCATCAGCATTGATACTGATGGATGATTGCAATCCTTTGGATAGAAAGTTTTGCAAGTTTCTAATCATGTAGTTGTCAAACTTAATCCAGTCATCTTCCTCCCATTGATCAAATAACAATCGACCATATTCCTGGAGAGGTGATCTGTTGCTATTGAAATATTGAAAGAATTCAATCTCATGCCTTCTGCGATCATGTGATCCACCGGCACCAGCAATCACATAATTTGTTGTGATGACAATCTTTGGAGATCTTTCAAATGGTATAAATATCTCTTCTTTATTTTTTCTGTTCACTGTGATACCTTCTGAGACTATTGAAAACAATTGCTCAAAATTGAAAAATTTCTTAACATCATCAAAAGCAAGTATTTGAGAATCAAGATTAACTCTTTGATAAACAAAATCTGATTTGCTTGGATTGAATGATTTACCATCAATCTTGACAACCTTTCTCAAATATGACAGAGCTGTTAACATCAAACTCTTTCCACTTCCTCCATTTGGATTGTCATCAATCTCTTGATCATTGAATATTATTGCTTTCTGATCTGTCTTATCTTTAAAAGTATGGATGAGATATCCAAGAGTTGACTCAAGAGCTTTTATTCTTTCTGGATCTTTATTGCTAACTTTATGAACAAAATCAAGAAAGTCATTTTCAAAGTTAATACATGTTTGATATTCTCTTTGAATGATTTGATTCTCCCAAATGTATGCATCAATGTCAATGTATGGAATTTGCTTAATACTGTCCTTTGTAACTTTAACAACACAATTTTTAAATGGAATATAAGATTCACTCTTAGTATCCTGTATCATCTTCAAATGAATTGAGTCAATCATATTCAAGTGATTCTCAGAGAATAACTGAGTGCTCTTTGAGCAATGATTCCAAACAGAATATTGTTGTTTGTCCATAAGATAATTCAATACAAAATCTTTTATTTGCTCAACTGAGCTGAGATTTACTTTATTCTCTTTGACTCTAACAAATGTAGGTTTCTCAGCTTGCTCTGGATAGTATTTATTAAATCCATTTTTAACCAAGAATTGAGCATATTTGATTGGCTCAATACTTATGACTTCATTTCCTTGTTTATTTATTGTTATGGTCCAGAATACATCATCCATCACAGCAACCTCATCTCTGATGTCATTGATTGTTTCATCACTGATATTGTGTTGCTTTTTTATATCCTCATCATTGACTCCAGATTTTAATTTCAATCTGACTTTGCTGATGGTATCTTTATCCTCAAAGTATTTTGAATTGTATTGACTTCTTTTGTATGCACTTTTGATGGTTGCCATCATCCGATCATGTGAGAAATCAGATTGACCATTTATGTATTGATTCCAGATATAACTTTCTGCAGTCTCAATTGGAATACCATATTCACATAGGCAGCAAGCCAATTGAAAAATGTAGTTGTTTC